GCGCAGAGTTCTTGTAGACGATAATTTGTCTTTACGTTCTACTTACAATCCACGCACAGTATTTAATGCCTATCTGCCTACACGAGTTTTGTAATGGCTGATAATCTTCAGATCTTCATAGTCTCTTGCGAGGGTGGGCTTAACACTAACCGTGATGTCCTTTCTCAGGGACAGTTATCACCGGGCAGTGCAACACGACTAATTAACTATGAGCCTGCTGTAACAGGTGGCTACCGTAGAATTAGTGGATACAACGAAGCGTATCCATCCCTACCGGGAACAGGCAAGGTACTAGGTGTCTGTGTATTTAACGGTATTAATGATGGCATTTTAGCCTGCCGTGCTCCAACTAGCGGCAATAATTATTTGCACTATTGGGATACTGGGACTAGCGCATGGGTTGCTGTTACTACTGCTGGTAGCCCGACAATGTCTGGTGTTAACAAAGTACGCTTTTCCAAGCACAATTGGAGTAACCCAGTTGTCGTTTTAGCTGACGGCGTTAACCCAGCCGCTAAGTATGATGGCACTACGTACACACAGATTACGCATACAAATGCGCCTAACAATCCGAAGTACGTTACTGAATTTAAGTCTCACTTATTTTTAGCCGGTGATAGCACAGATCCATACAACCTGCATTACTCTGCTCCATTAGACGAGACAGACTTTAGCCCAGCGAATGGTGCTGGTGTTATTAACGTAGGTTTTGAGATTGTCCAGATTAAAGCGTTCCGTGATGAATTATTCATCTTTGGTACGAACAATATTAAGAAGCTTGTCGGTAACAGTAACGCAGACTTTTCAGTATTACAGGTAACGAATGACTTAGGATGCTTAGCATCTGACTCAGTCATTGAGCTTGGTGGTGACCTTCTCTTTATCGGACCTGATGGACTCCGTCCAGTATCCGGTACGGACAAGATTGGTGACGTTAACTTGGAAACTGTATCCAAGAACGTGCAGTCACTATTTAACGATGTTGTATTAAATAACGATCTTGATGATCTAGATGCTGTAGTTATCCGACAGAAGTCACAGTTTAGGATTTTCTTCGGTGCTTCAGATTCCCAAGGTGTGATTGGGGCTTTGAGACAACAACAAAACGGAGGCATCGGTTTTGAATTTGGTCAGTTGTTAGGTATTACAGCAACAGCGGCTGACTCAGGATACATTGGTCAGTACGAGTTTGTAATACACGGGGACAGAGATGGCAAAGTATATCGCCAAGAATCTGGTAATGATTTTGACGGTACTGAAATTTTCTCATTATTCCAAACCCCGTTTTTTCACTTCGGTGATCCAGAGTTACGTAAGAACTTCTTGAAGCTATCGACGTATCTGAAAGCTGAAGGTAATACAGATATCGTGTTAGGTATTGTGTACGACTACGAAGATGTAAATGTACTGAACCCTACCAACTACGATATTACAACACGAGGAGCGGCGGCTACTATAACGAAGCTACCTATGACTCAGGGGCTATCTTTGACGGTAACCCATCACCTGTCGCTAAGACATCGTTCTCAGGATCAGGTACATCAATTGCAATTAAATATGTAACTAACGACACGAACGCTAGTCATGCCATCCAAGGTTTTGTTCTACTGTTCGGATATGGAGATCGCAGATAAATGGCGGGATATAGCAGACAATCCGTTGCGGACATTATCTCAGGTGAGGTAGTCAAAGCCGCACCTCTAAATGCTGAATTCAATGCGCTCCGTGATGCGTTTGCATTTGTAGGTGGACATAACCACGATGGTTCTTCGGAAGAAGGCGCATACATCGGTCTGATCGCAGATACTGATGGCAATAATAAAGTTGTCGTAGATACTGCAAACAACCGGGTATCTATCTACACTGAAGTCTCCAGTTCTCCTGTAGAGCAGATTCGCATCCAAGACGGTGCTATCGTACCCGTCACAGACGATGACATTGATCTAGGGGCTTCAGGAGCGGAGTTTAAGAATCTCTGGATAGATGGTACTGCAAACATTGATGCGCTTGTCTCAGCGGCTGTCACGCTGACTGGTGGCACTATTGACGGTACTGTTATCGGTGGCACTACGCCAGCCGCAGGTTCATTCACAACTGTTTCATCTTCTGGTGGTATCACCGGCGACTTAACAGGCGATGTTACCGGCGACTTAACTGGGGATGTAACAGGCAACCTTACGGGCAACGTGACCGGAAATGTAACTGGTGATGTTACAGGCAACCTTACGGGCGATGTTACGGGCAACGTCACTGGCAACTTAACTGGTGGTGTGACAGGCAACGTAGTCGGTAACCTTACTGGTAATGTAACCTCTTCACCCGGTTTATCTACGTTTAACAATGTTACAGTAACGGGAACCTTAACATCGGATTTGACCGGTGATGTTACAGGAAATGTTACTGGTAATTTAACTGGCAATGTTACGGGCAATGTTTTAGGAAACGTAACTGGTACTGTTTCCGATATTTCTAACCACGATACAGATGCTCTTTCCGAAGGATCGACTAACCTTTACTACACAGATGAGCGAGTCGATGACAGGGTAAACAATCTTTTAGTTGCAGGTGGGAATGTATCTCTTACCTACGATGATGCCGCTAACACTTTAACAATCAACTCAACAGATACTGGCATTTTAAATGTTGTTGAGGATACCACACCACAGCTTGGCGGTAACTTATCGACTAATAGTTACGATATCCAGTTTGCAGACAACGATGTAGCGGCGTTTGGTGCAGGTGGCGATTTACAAATCTACCATGACGCATCTAACTCTTACATCTCTGAGCGTGG